TTGTGAAACAGAAGTAGGTAAAGACCTATTCACAATGGAAGTACTACACTAAACAACTAAACGAAACAAGAGAACAAATAATGGACTTTTCCAAATTAGGCTCAGCAGCCGCAGAATCAGAAGACCTAACAGTAAACGCGTCGTTTGTACGCGAGCTACCAAGAGAAGGCGTAGCACTACTAAGACTACGTGAATACATCGAACTAGGTCGACACGAACCCAAGAACCCAACACACAAGCCAGCACTAAAAGTAATGTTAGTGTTTGAACTATCTCACCCAGACCACTTAATTGAGATCGACGGTAAGAAAGTACCACAATCGTTCACTGTGCGCGTAAACAAAGGTGTGACGAGTAAATCAGGCTACCGCAAACTATTCAACGTAATGAACCGAGCGTGTGGTAATAAGTACAACCATTTTGTACAGATGATTAATCAACCATTCCTAGGTGAAATCTTCCACAACGAATCAGGTGAAGGCGAGAACAAGAAGAAGTACGCTAACCTCGATAATGAGGGTGCATGGTCACTGTAGGCACCTGTTCAAGTAGACGCACTAACAGCTACAGAAACAACTGTACCCGTACCAGAACTAGACGGAACACCTCGCGCATTTCTATGGGAGAACGAATCCTTAACAGACGAGCAAGTAGTAGAGATGTGGGAAAGTATCTTCATCGAAGGTGAACGTGAAGTAGAGAAAGACGGCAAGAAAGAGATGCTTAGTAAGAACTGGATTCAAGAAACAGTCATGGAGAACATCGAGTGGGAGGGATCAGTAACACAAGCATTGACGCAAGAACAGATCAGCCTAGACGAGCCTGAAACGGCCTCTCAAGGCGTAGCAGACGTGCCAACGCTGGACTAATACTATCATGGACTTTAACGCTCTAGGGGCTACAGCGGCCCAGTCAGAGTCCCTCGCAGCCCCTATCCATAAGGGTAGGGTGCTTCAGGATGATGCGGATTTTCACTGTTATGAATGCGCAGACTTGGACGAACCAGTAACAAAGAACTTTAAACACCTGTTAGATCTAATTGATATGAAGAGACAGATGGCAGGTGCAGAGTTCGTAAACGTACACATCACACTAGGTCTTAAAGGTGGTCGTGAACAAATGGCTACGGTAAAACCGTACCAAGAGAAACGAGACAACCACAGAGATCCAAAGTTAAAAGACCGTGTAGCAGCATTACGTAATATGTTAGGTAACTACAAGACGGACATACAAAAGCCTATTGTAAATCTGTACCAAGAAGCAGACGACTCGTTAGCACAGTACCAAGAAGCACGTATTAAAGAGCACGGAGTAGAAAGCTCTGTAATCTTATCTGGTGACAAGGATTTGTGGATGGTGCGTGGGTTACATTGCGACAGTAAAACAGGTCGTATGTGGAGAGTAGACGGGTACGGTAAGACTGAGTACAAAGATGTAGGTAATGTTAAACCTAAGTTAATTGGACAAGGAACATCATGGTTCTGGCACCAGATAATTATGGGAGACACGGCGGATAACATACCGGGACTTCCTATGCTGAGTGGTAGGTTAGCAGAGAAGTATGTACCTAATAAGAAACCTAACGCGAAACGTAAAGCAATTAAGTGTGGTGAAGCAAAAGCATACGCGATGCTGAAAGGCGTAACGACTGAGAAAGAAGCAGCGCGTAGAGTATATGAAGCATACTCGGATCATTACGGTAGCACAGCAGCAGAGATGTTATTAGAGCAGGCATTCTTATTATGGATGCGTAGAACAACAAAGATCTTCGACGTATGTACATACCTAGGAGAGGTGGGTTTAAAGATACAGCCATCCCCAGCACAACTTAACCGACTACAAGAATATAAGAAACTTGTAAAAATTCAGATGGAGCAGAATACGTGAAATTCTATGTACCTATTAACGACGCACAAGATGGTGAATCGCAAACTGTGCATGTAGTAAATACAGAGAGCGATGACGCAAGAACAAATAAAAGAAAGTTACGTGAGTACTTCCTAGAGATGGGTGTGCCCGCAAACAACCTTAAACGTGTAATGAAAGCTATGGGCTTTTGGGGAGACAACCTTGGGAAATAACTTTGAAAGATGGTTAGATAGAAAACTAGAGTACGTACCTAAATTACCATTATCTATATCTGGTACGAGATCAATGATCACAATACTACTAGTACTACAGGCTATAACGCTGGTAGTGATACTATGCTGAAACCACAAAGAGCACTCCACTTATTTCAAGACCTAGATAAGAAGAAGCCGAAATCAACGGACGAGTTCTACTATATGTTCGAGAAGTATGACGGATGGTACGGGTACATGGATACCCAACGACCAGAGATCTTATCAAGAGCAGGGCGAGTCATCCCATCAGTACAGTGGTTAGCAGACAAGATCTACGAGGTAGAGGGTGCAGGCCCATCTAAACGAATAATCTTCGAGATCCTGCTACGAGACGTAAAAGATTTCTCAAAACTTAACGGAATATTAAACCGCAAGCGAGAGACAGCCGAGAACGCATACCTAATGGTACACGATGTAATTACTGAACTAGATGTAGACAAGCCGTTCAACCTACGTTACCTAGACGCGCTAAATACAGTACAGCGTATCGGATCAGCTTGTGTACAATTAGCCCCGCACATGGGTTCTTCTCGTAGAGAGAGTACATGGAGAATTGCAGCAAACGGTATCTGGGAAAGTGGTGGAGAGGGCGTAATATTAAAGAAATGTAACGCACCCTACTCGTCAGGAAAACATAATGCAGACTTAATGAAGATCAAAGAAGAGATAACTCTGGATCTAATCGTTACGGGAATGAACCAAGGTGAGGGTAAGTACGAAGGTACTCTAGGCGCTCTCTTAGTCGTGGATGCAAACGGTAGGCAGCATACAGTATCAGGTATGACAGATGCACAGCGATTAGCATGGTGGAATAACCCCGATGAAATAGTTGGGAAGATCGTAGAAATCAAAGCAATGAAGGTACTGCCTGATGGATCACTACGTGAGCCTAGATTCAAAGCAATCAGATATGATAAGTTGAGAACAGAAGTTGACTAGACAGCTAAAACCTACAGAGGTGGCAGGAGTCTTACAGCAGTTAGTAGTACGACAAGATCGGAGGTGTGCAATCTGTGGACATAGGTTCACACCTAGAGACAACGCAGTACTAGACCATTGTCACGACACGGGATTTATCCGTGGAGCAATACACAGATCATGCAATGGTGCAGAGGGGAAAGTTAAAACAAAAGGGCACTTAGGACATAAAGGAGTACATACATACGACTTCTTGATAGGTTTGGGTAAATACCTAGAACACCATCAAACACCTAAAGTAAACCTAATACACCCAACGCACATGACAGAAGAACAAAAAAGACTAGCTAGAAATAAAAAGGCTAGAGAAGCGAGAGCACGCAAGAAAGCGGGAGCATGATGAAGATAGACGAGCAACTACGTTGGGAACGAGAGTGTATCGAGAGAGGTTCAGAGAAGTATTACTCGAACCAAGATAAACTTAGAGAGATGGGCCAACTAGAGCAGTCTGATGTAATTAGCCACCTGTTCAAAGAGAGATTAGAGGAAGTAGCGGAAGAGATTAAGAAGCTATCTAATAAGAACAGAGGAGCAGGTGGAGCTTTTAACAGACTATTGAAAGTTGCGTCCTATAATGAAGACTATCTAAAGATGGCGTACATAGGTACACAATGTGCATTCCACGCTTTAATGACAAAGAAGAAAAACACATTATTAAAAGTTTGTCTACAAATCGGGACACGATTAGAGGCGGATTTAAAGTGTACGTTATTCCAAGCAAAGCACCCTGTATATTATCAAATTGTACAAGAGTCATTTAAAGAACAGAAAGTATCTCAGTATAACCATAAACACAAAGTTATGATGAAGAAGTTCAATGAGTTTGAATTTGATTGGGGAGACTGGACATACAAAGAAAAAGTACAAATAGCACAACGAGTACTACAATGTATCTTGAAAGTATTTGACGATGTGATTTTCATCCATAAAGAATGGGCACATGGTAAAAGTACTTACAGATTAGAAACTACAACGACGTTTGATGATTGGGCAGCAGAGTTCGAGCGAGAACGTGGGTTTATGTTCCCTGTACTACTACCTCTAAAGATACCACCTAAACCGTGGGATAGAGACAGTAAACACGGCGGTTACTATACGCCACGCATGTCTGCGGGACTACCCTTCATTAAGACAAAAGGCAAGAGCCACAAAGACTGGGTAAATAGTGGGAACCCAGAAGCACATAGAAAAGCCATTAACAAAATGCAGAGAACTGCATGGGCCGTAAATAAAGAAGTGCTAGAAGTACAACAAATGATGTACGACGGAGGCTTGGAGGTTGGCTTACCTAGTAACGTGGTAGTAGAGCCACCATCATTCCCAGACCATCTGCGAGAAGTTCCTAAAGAGGAACTAACTGAATCCCAGAAGGAAGAGATTGGCGGTTGGAAAACACTAGCGAAAGCAGCACACGCAAGAGAGAACCAGCGCAAAGGGCAAGTATTAGCGTACATGCAAATTAATAAACTAGCGCGAGAGTTATCAGAGTGGGACGAGTTCTATTACGCGTACAACTGTGACTTTAGAGGGCGGATATACTGTGCAACTACAGGACTATCACCACAAGGATCAGATAACGCGAAAGGATTACTTCGTTTTGCTAAAGGCGTCGAGTTAGGCAAAGACGGTGTGAAGTGGTTAGCCGTACAAGGTGCTAACACATTCGGTGTAGATAAAGTGACGTTTGCTGATCGTACTAAATGGGTACAAGAAAACGAGCAAAACATACACCAAACGGTGAATAACCCTGTGGATATGCGTGACTGGTGGGGTAACGCAGACAAGCCATACCAATTCTTAGCATTCTGCTTTGATTGGGATAAGTGTGACTACGGCAGAGATATATCAGCAAAGAGCTATATACCTGTAGGACTAGATGGAAGTTGTAACGGTCTACAACACTACTCAGCAATGCTACGTGATCCAATAGGTGCTAAGGCAACAAACCTGTTAAACAGCGAACTACCCCAAGACATCTATCAAGAAGTAGCCGATGTAACCACCAAGAAGTTACAAGAGTTAGAAGACGAACCTTACGCGGCAGTCTGGCTTCGAGTAGGCATTGATAGAAAATGTGCTAAGCGGCCTGTTATGACGCTACCCTATGGAGCAACACAACAAAGCGCTAGACAGTACATACTTGAATACGTACTAGATAACTGGCACAAATTCCAGATCGAGGATGAACACCAGTGGGGACTAGCCAAATTCTTAACACCTATCTTATGGGAAGCTATAGGAGAGGTAGTAGTAGCAGCCCGTGAGGGTATGAGCTGGATTCAGCAGAACGTAGGTAAAGACTTCGCTAAATGGTACACCCCTATCGGGTTCCCTGTTTACCAATACTACAAAGTAATGGAGAAGCGGAAAATATACACCCAGTTAAATGGGAGTATCTGCCTACGGTATAGGGATATTAACGATAGTGATAAGGCCGCAACTAGGCAACAGAGGAATGGTATAGCGCCAAACTTTGTACACAGTATAGATAGTACTCACATGGTTGTGACACTACTACTTACCGACCTATCCGCATTTGCTATGATCCATGATGATTTTGGAACTCACGCAGGAAACACGGAAAAGTTGTATAAACAGATCCGAAAAGCGTTTAAGTGGTTATATGAAAAGCACGACCCATTACAAGCATGGGCGGATCAAATGGGCATAACTGCCGACCTACCAACCAAAGGGACATATAAAATTGAAGAGATTTTACAAGCGCAGTACTTCTTCAGCTAGACCCTTACATGAGATGGAGTAACAAAGATGAGTAACAACCAACTCAATCCAACGAAAGATCCAAGAGGGCTTGTGCAACGTGACTTGGAAGAACTACGGAAAACATTTAAAAGGCGAGACTATTCACCCAAACACTCAGTTGAAGAAATAATGTTTATGGAAGGGCAACAGTCTGTAATACGTTATATTGAAGACAAGATGGTAAAGTGATGGATCTAAAACTTTTAAATACGTGGGATATGATGGAGGTTTCACAGCGCAGGGATGCGCTAGTGGCCTTACAGAAAGTCTGCGAAAGCCTACAAGATGAGGCGGGAGTGGATATACCACCAAGAGAGCTATTCTGTAATGGCGTGTACGCACGAGAAATAACTATACCGAAAGATACATCACTGGTGGGAGAGATACACTTACACGACCAGATAAACGTAGTGTCACAAGGGAAGATTAGAGTAGCAACAGAAGAAGGTGTAAGAACAATCGAAGCACCTGCTATGTTCATCAGTCCAGCAGGAACAAAGAGAGCAGGGTATGCTTTAGAGGAGACTGTCTGGACAGTATTTCACGCTACAGAGCATACCAATACAGAGGACATAAGAAAGGACTTTATAGCCGATGATTATGTATCACTAGATAGACAATTGGAGAACAGAACAAATGTCATGGGTAGCAGCAGCAGTGGGAACGACAATAGCCGCTTCGACACTGTACCAAGAACGGCAACAAAGAATAGCCGCAAAGAAAGCAAAGAAAGACGTAATTAGAGATCGCAACCGTGCGAGAAAAGCGGAGGTCTTTGCAGAAACAGAAGGCCAAGGTATTGGTGACTTAGGTGAAGTACAGCTAGGTATTGATGAAGAGATTGACGAAGAAGAAGAATTACGGAAAGGTAAGTCTAGTTCGTTAAGCATCTAGGGGTTTTAGATGAAAGAAGAAGACTTCAAAGTAAAGTACTTAGATGGACAACAACATCTAAAGGGAGAGTTCCAAGGCAGTGACTACAAACGAGAAGAAACATTAAATCGTTGTGAAAGGTACGCTGGATGGACACTACCAAACATATTCCCAGACGACCCGTTAAATGAATATGACGAGATGCAGAACGACTACCAATCAGTAGGTGCTCAGTCTGTAACAAACCTAGCTAACAAGATTATGATGGCGCTATTCCAGCCGACCAGACCTTTCTTCAGGATCAAACTATCTGCCGAGCAGAAAGAGAGTATCATGGAGTCAGGACTAGAAGAGGCAGAGATAGAAAGTACACTAGCTGCGGCAGAACGTGCAGCAATGGACGAGCTAGATAAGCGAGGCGCTCGCGTAGTACTTACATTGTGTATACTACAGCTAATCATTACGGGTAACAGTCTGGCATACATGCCCAGAAAGGGTAAGTTACAAAACTACTCACTAAGAGATTACACGTTAGAGCGGGATCTACGTGGTGAGATGACTAAGCTTATCGTTAGAGAAACCAAGGCGGTAACAGGCTTACCAGATGACCTAGCACAAAAGTGTATGGAAGAAGGGTACGCAGAGTCCGACGAGGTATCTTTATACACGGGTGTAGTAAAGGTAGGCCCAAACAAGTACATACAATGGCAAGAGTTAGAAGACCTAGCGTACTGCCATCAACAGATTGGTATCTACAACAAGGACACATTACCGTGGATTCCTTTGACATGGAACCTATGTAGAGACAAGAACTACGGAACTGGTCTAGTAGAAAACTACGCAGGTGATTTC